CCCGGAGGACTACGAACCGATCCCGGTCCGGAAACGCCCGAAGAAGGACCCCGGCGATCCCGAGACGGTCCTGATCGTCTCTGACCATCACGCCCCGCACCATTCCCGACCGTTTCATCGGTGTCTCGTCGAATGGCTCCGGGATGAGTTCGAGGCGGGCAGAATCGACCGGATCGAGGTAAATGGCGACCTGCTCGACGCCTCCGGTCCGGCCGGGGGAGGGCTAACCCGGCACGAAGTCATCCCCGGGTCCGGCTACGACCAATCCCTGAACGAGGGCCTCGACGAGGCCTACCGAATCCTCCGGGACTACCGGGACGCCTGCCCCGACCCGGACGCCGTTCGCATCATCCTGAAACGCGGCAACCACGACGAGCGAATCGAGAAGGCCCTCCTGTCTAACGGGGTCGCCGCCCTCTACCGGGTCCGGCCGGCGAATACCGGAGACGACGAGGACGTCCCGGCCCTATCGCTCCGGCGTCTCCTTCACCTCGATCTCCTCGGGATCGACTACCTGGACGAAAACTGGGAGCGGGCCGAGTCCCGGATAAATCACCGGCTAACAACGGTCCACGGATACACGACCTCGAAGGCTGCCGGAAAGACGATGCTCGACTCCCTAAGTGGGAGCAGCCTCCAGGGGCATACTCACCGCCTGTCCCTGCTCTACCGGACGACCCGACACCCGGACGGCCCCGAGGTCAGGGTCGCCGGGGAGGTCGGATGCGCCGCTGAAATCTCGGACGGGCTCGGCTATGGAAACCCGGCGAAGGATTGGCAGAACGCCGCGATGGTCGCGAAGGTATGGCCCTCTGGGGACTTCGCCCTCGCCCCCCTGATCTTCCTCCCAAACCCGGACCGCCTGCTAACGCCGGACGGTCGCCGCTACCTCGACCAGGGGGACTAGATGAAGATCATCGGACTACACGGTAAGGCCCGGGCGGGGAAGGACACCGTCGCCGACATTCTGGAGGACCTCGTCGACGGGACCGTTCGCCGCGAAGCGTTCGCCGACCGCCTGAAACTGATCGCGGCCCTGGCGCTAGGGGTGACCGTTCACCCGGACGACGTCGGAACCTCGGGAATCCGGAGGTGGGCCGACCAGTTCAAGTCGACCGGGTCGGTCGTCGTCCTCGACGCCCGCAATACCGTCGTCGCGAAAACCTCCGGGCGGGAGTTCCTACAACGCCTCGGGACCGAAGGTATCCGGGACGTCCTCGGGGAAACCTCGCTCCTCGACGCGGTCCCCTTCGAGGCCGACGTCGACCTCCTCGTCCTGACCGACGTCCGAACCGTCGCCGAGGCCGAACGAATCCGGCAGGCCGGGGGGGAGGTTTGGCAAGTCATCCGGCCCGGGGCCGGAGCTGGAACGCATAAGACCGAACGGCCGCTACCCGAGGCCCTGATCGACGTCGAGATCGACAACTCGGGGACGATCGCTGAACTCTGGCAGGCCGTCCGGGACGTCCTGGACTGATGGCGATCGGGTTCGAGTGCCCGGACTGCCGGACCCGATGGCCGCACTCCCGGTCCTTCGCGACCTGCCCCGAGTGCGGTATCCCCTGCCGGTCGGCCGTCGCCCCCCGGGTCCTGACGAATGGCGAGGCAAAAACCCGGCTGAACCGGGTCGCCTTCATCCGCTACTACCGGCAGCGGGAACTATCCCGCCGGGGTCCGACCCCCGAGGAGGTCGGCAGGGCGGAGGCTCAGGCGCAGGTCGCCGAGGTGCGCCGCCTAAATCGAGTTCTGAACGACAAAACCCCCGGCGACTAAGCCGGGGGTTTTATGCGTCTATGAAATCGAAAACTACGCGATTCGCTCTAGTGCGGCCGGAGTAGTGATGAAAACGTCGTTCTCCACGAGGACGCCTGACTCGATCAAGCCCTCGATTACGGACTCAATGTTCTTGAAGTGATCGAACTCCTCGTCGATCCATTCCCGCTCGGTAAAAAGTCCGGCGGACTCATTCTCGGAAATGAATCCCATAATGGCGGTCTGTTCTTTGTTCATCTCTGCTCCTCCTGTTGGGGTTGACTTCACGCGATGAAGTGTAGCAAACTAAACCCCGACCGCGTCATCCCTCCCGGAGAATCTGCGAGATCCGGCCCTTCGTAAGTCCGGTGACGTTCGCCGCGTCGATCGGTCGCAGGCCCTTCGCCTTCCGGATCAGGGCATCTCGGGCGCCCTGGACCTCGGCCGCGATCTGTTCGGCCCGGTCGATCTCGTCCTGATAGGCGGCGAGGGTCCACGCCTCCTCCGACGGTTCGGGGAGCAGGGTCCGGCTAACGACGAACGGCCGGGGCCGTCCGCCGAGTCGTCGGGACTTCCAAAAGTCGAGGGCCAGGGCCTCGGCCATCTCCGGGGTATCGGCGTCGACCGTTATCAGGGCCGACCGGTCCTGCCTCATCGCAACGACGAACCGCTCGGCCGTCCCGATCCTCCGGTCCCGATGATCCGGGACTCCCTCGATCTCGACCCGAGCGATACCGGGGCGGGGTTTCCTTTGCCTGTTCACTTCGACCTCCTCGCCTTCCTCCAATGTTCGACGACCTGCCTCGCCGTCGCCTTCCGATAGGTCGCCTTCGACCCGACCGGTTCGATCTCCAGCTCCCCGGGACGACGGTCCCGGACCTCGGCGATGAACTTCCACCCGTTGACGTCGACTCGGACGAGGTCGCCGGGGCGGACTCCGGAGATATTCATCCGAGGACCTCCGCCGCGAATATCTCCTCGGACGGCATCTCTACGAACGGCTCCCCGCTGCCCCATAGGGCGATCATCTCGTCGGTAATCGTCGCGGTCGAATCATCGCCGAACCTGACGAACCCGACCTCGATCCCGCCTCCGGTATCTTCGACCGTCCCGGCGTGGCGAAAGACGAGGCGATGAAACGCCCCGGGGTCGATCCCGTCCGGGTAATGCCTGACGAGGTCCTTCCATTCCACGACGAGGGCCTTCCACCCGGGGGCCGTCATCGGGTCACCTCGTCGCGGTCGCAGGTCTCGCAGGTCGCACCCTCGGCGATAGCGAGTTTGGAAGGGAGGCCGATCCACGAATCCAGGGCCGTGACAACTTCCATTACGCCGTCCTCCTCTCCGATGACCTGACGGGCGCTACCGGAACGAATCGCCTCGGCGAGGTAGCCGCCGGAATGTTCGGGATGACCGCACACGGTCCGGCCGTCCTGACTGATCCAGATGTAATCGGTGAGACTCATCTTTGCTCCTTCTGTTGCGGTTGACTTCACGCTGCGAAGTTTAGCACACTATCCCCGGTCGGGTGTATCCCGACCTGAAAGGACCCGCGATCGCCGCCGGAGATTCTCGCCGAGGTCACGATCGAGAACGCGCCCTCGTCCGCCTACTCCGGCAGGACCCGGACGGCCCCTGGGTCGCCCTACGCGCCCCGGCGTCCCTCGGGGTCGCCGACGTGGTCGCGGTCAGGGCCGGGGAGATTCGACTCGTCGAGGTGAAGTCGACCCGCGCCGGACCCTTCGCCGGTTTCGGCCCCGCCGATCGACGAGCCCTACTCGACGCGGCCGAGGTCGCCGGCGGTCAGGCCTACCTCGTTTGGTGGCCGCCTCGTCACCCGCCTAGATGGATGCCCCCCGAGGAGTGGCCCCCGACCCCATAACTCCCGTTATTATCCGCGACCCGGTTCGACGACCTACGGAGGGGACGATGAAGGAGCATTACGTCGGTATCGCCATAAGGCCCTGCTCGCCGCCGCCGAGGACACTCGGGGGGGGGGGGGGTTGTAAATGACCGACCCGAAGACGGCGGTCGCGATCGCCTACCTCGCCCTCGCTGAACTAGCCGAGGGAGGCCGAGAGGCCCCGGAACTCAGGGCAGCTCGGCTGCTCCTCCGTTCCCGTCTGGACCATCCTCGACAAGGTTTACAACCTCGGCAGGGGAGAGGTCATCTTCGTCTCGTCCGGACCGACCCGATGATCCGACCGTCTCCGCAGTGAAGAACTCCGGGGTGAACGGGGTCATCTCGCAATAAACCGCCGCGATCGCCTGCCGGTCCCGTTTCCGGAACTGGTGGCCGTTCTCGTCGGCGTTCTCCATCTTCGAGAGATGGGAGGCCGAGTAGTCCAGGGCCTCCCCTGCCTGAATGAGTGTTAGTCCCGCATAGGCCCGGGCCGCCCTCATTCTCGCCGCAAACTCACCGTCAGTAATCATCCTTGCCTCCTGGGTTATCGGCGTCGGTCCTTCGACGTCCGTCCAATGACCATAGCGCAACCGATGCCCCGACCCGTAGATCCTCCGCCTGCCGGAAATAATCGGAAAATCCGGCGGCGGTAGGAATATCCTCCTCGCCGTAGAATATCCCGTCCGGATAATGATCTACTATTACGGACACAATGAACGCTAAGGGAATGGGAGACGATCTAGCGGGACGGATGCGGGCGGTCCGGGCTTATGCCCGAATCGACCAGGAGGCCCTAGCCGAAAGGCTCGGGGTTTCCTCCGGCACCGTCTCGGCGTGGGAGCGGGGGAAGACCCGCATACCGACGATCGCTCGGCCGGGGGTCGTGGAGGCCCTCGTCGAGGTCTCCGGATGGGACCGGGCGTTCTTTACGGAAGGAGTCGGAAGATGATCCCCCTACTGATCGAAGCAGTCGCGACACCCCTCGCGATTGTCGGACTATTCGGGGCGCTTTACGCCCTGACCTATTGGCCCGATTGGATACGCCGTCGCCCTGAACCGGCCCGTCGAGAGGGTCGGATCTCGTCGGAGGAACGGCGACTCCTCGGCGAGGATTGGCGCGAGTGCCTCCGGAGGCCGGTCCGATGAACGATCAGGTCGTCCAGACACTTACAAACGAGGCGATGGAAGGACTCGACGACGCCCGTCGTCACCTTCTCCGGGCAGCTCGGGCGCTCGACGAACTCGGCCTCGACCGGAAACTTCACGCCGACGTCCTATTCACGATGGACGAACTTCGCGACCTGGCCGCCCGCCTGACCGAACACGTCGGGACGGCCGAATGACGACCGGGGCCGTGAAGGTTCTCGCCGTCCTCGCCGACTCGGAGCAGACCGAGACCGAGATCGCGATCTCGTCGGGCCTGAACCTGACCGAGGTCCGGACCGCCCTCGACGAACTCCTCCTAACCCGAGGGGTCCAGGAGCAGGTTCACGACGGCCTCCGGTTCTACTCGATCGGGAGGGACCGATGACCGACCTCGTTCACTCGCCGACCTCCGAGATCGCGGCGCAGTTTCAGCAGTCCGGGCTATTCCCGGATCTCCGCTCCGAGGCGCAGGCCTACGTGAAGGTCCTCGCCGGTCAGGAGTTAGGGATCGGACCGATGGCAGCCGTCGCAGGCCTGAACGTCATAAAGGGCCGGGTCACCTTCTCGGCGAACCTTCTCGCCTCCCTAGTGAAGTCGAACCCGAACTACGACTACCGGGTCTCCGCGCATACCGCGAAAGGCTGCCGGATCGTTTTCCTCCAGGACGGCGAGGAGATCGGGGTGTCCGAGTTCACCGCCGAGGACGCGCAACGCGCCGGACTATCGGGGCAGAACTGGTCGAAGTATCCGAAGGCGATGATGTTCGCTCGGGCGCTGACTCAGGGGGTCCGGTGGTATTGCCCGGACGTCACCTCCGGCACCCCGGCCTACGTCCCCGAGGAGATCGGGGAGCCTGAACCGGTGGAGGCAGAGGTCGTCGAGGACAATCGGCCCCGGGAGGACCGCCGGATCGACTACCTCGCGGTCCTGATCGACGACTACGGTTTCGACGATGAACAACGCGCAGCCCTCCGGGACTACATAAAGGAGGGCGGGGGGGAGGCGATCGAGTCGGCGATCGGTCTCCTCGAAGATGCGAACCCCTCGGCGCTCCTGGCAGGGCTCGAATACGAGGCGACCGAATGATCTCCGACCGGTGGGGATACTTCGACAACGGCTACCACTATTGGCCGGCGATCGTCCGGTCCGGGGACTACTACGGCCTCGACCGGAACGACCCGGTCTATAAGGAGCGGCACCCCCGGGGACGGGGGATCGACTACTGCCCGTCGTGCGGTGTTCACCCCGCGACCGAGAGGAACTACCCCTGCGACGTCTTCCTCGCTCGGGCGAAAGACATAGAGGCCGCCGGATACCCCTCGACCTTCTGCCGTAAATGCTCCCGGGCGATGCCGGTCCGAGGCGGTCAGTCCGAATGGCTCCCGGAGTGCTGGTATTGCGAACGGGCGAAGGCCCGCCGTCACCGGGTCCTCGACGATGGGGGAGCCCGGGTCCCTGACGGCCTCGGATGCTCAGAGAAGGTCCCGGCCTGGACCCTGGAGGCAAACTACGGGAGGGGCGAATGACTACCCCTGCCTCGACTGACATCTTCCGGGAACTCCGGGAGACCGCCGACTCGGTCTCGAAGGCCTCCTCCCGTCTCTACCGGGAGACGATCGAACTTTACGGCGGGATCGACCAGGAGACCGGGGAAGTCGTCGAAGGGGTCGAGTCGAAGTGGCAGGCCGCCTACGACGAGGAGATCATCCGGATCGAGGAGGAGGCCCTCGCCGCCGACCGCCGACCGCCGGCCTCCGATATTCGGGCAGCTCGGGCTCGTCTCCGAATCCGGCAGCGGCACCCCGACCTCTACGCCGAATGGCTCCATCGGACCTCGACCGTCGACGCCTTACAGAAATGGATCTCGGCCCGGAAGTCGGTCATCTCCGCCCTCCAGTCCGTCCTTAGAGGGGAGCGCGACTAGTGGCTACTAACCCCTCGGACGACGGCCGCCTGATTCCCCGGATTACTCCGGACGAATGGATCGAACGGGCGAAGGCCGAACATAAGCCGATCCGGACGTTCTGCCTATTTTCCGGCGGTTCGGATTCCCTAGTCGTGGCTCACCGATGCCGCGACCACTACGACGAACTGATTCACATCGACACGGGGACTTCGACACCCGGCGTTCAGGATCACGTTCGGAAATGCGCTGACGAACTGGATAAGCCCCTCCGGATCATCGGTCAGGACTTTGACGCCTATCGCCTGCTCGTTCTCGGCGGGACCGATAGGAAGGGCAACACCTGGGACCCCCTCGGTTTCCCCGGCCCTAACCAACACGGACGGGCCTATAACCGCCTGAAGGAGAGGCCGCTCGAACAACTTCTCCGAGACACGAAGGAGGGACACCCGAGGACGGCTCGGGTCCTCGCAATCTCAGGTATTCGCCGGGCCGAATCGTCTCGGCGATCTAACCGTCAACCGGTCAACCGTAAGGGCTCGATGGTATTCGTGAATCCGGTCATCGAATGGACAAATGACGAAATGGCGGCCTATCGCGAGGACCACGGTCTTCGATTGTCTGAAGTCGCGGCCCTCCTACATCGCTCGGGTGAGTGTAACTGCGGCGCCTACGCGGACGCTGACGAGCGCGAAATGCTGCGGTCCCTTTGGCCGGAGTGGTTCGAGGAGCGGATCGGTTCTATCGAACGCGAAGCGCAGGCGATGGGGCTCCGGTTCTGTAAATGGGGGGCAGGGAGGGAAGAACTCGATCGGGGTCTGATGGAAGACACCGGCCCCCTCTGCTCATCCTGCGACGCGATGCTCGAACGGCAGCAAACGATCGAGGGGATCGACCAATGACCTACTTCCTGATCGCCGGGGGATTGGTCGCCGCGATATTCGCCTATGCCTCTGGCCGCTACCGAGGGTTTTCGGAGGGCTACTTCGCCGCCGTAAACGACCTGTCGATTGGAGAACCGCGTGAATACGCAGAGGCCCTGATCGAGGACGGCGAAGTCGCAAAGCGTTACCTCGACCAGTTCGGCGACCAAATAGACGCCGGCCGAAAGGGTCGGAACTGATGGCGACCTACGCAGACCGCCGAGATCCCGGGGGCCTGACCCTCTCCCCCGGGATCTCGGGGGGCGGCGAGGGGTCGCCCGAAAACGCCGGGGGTCATCCCTCCTCGACCCCCGGCGGTCCCCCGACTGACCTTCGACTAACCGGCGAGGCCGGACCTGTGTTTAGTGACCAGGGGGCGCTATTCGGCGCACCCGAAGTCATCGGATGGCGAAAGGGTGACCTGGAGGTCGAAGTCATCGAAAGGGACCTCGCCAACGACCTAATCCGTCAGAACCATTACAGCGGCAAGGTCTACAACGCCTCCTACATTCATCTCGGCGCGTTCTGGCAGGACGAACTTATTGGTGTCGCGCAATACGGCTACGCGATGAACCCGACGAGTCAGAACGGGATTGTCCCTGGAACCGGCCCGAAGGAATACCTCGAACTCAATCGTCTTTGGGTCGTCGACTCGATGCCGCGTAATACCGAATCGGCGGTCCTCTCCCTCACGCTGAAATACATAAAGGCTACGACCCCTGTCCGATGGGTCCAATCCTTCGCCGACGAACGTTGCCGACTATTCGGCGCGGTTTATCAGGCCTGCTCGTTTCTTTATTGCGGAGAACATACGGCGACATTTTGGGAGGTTGACGGTCGCTGGTTTCACGATTCTATGCGAAACGAAATCGCCGGACGAGGGCCTCAGGGTGACTTTCTCCGCCAAAACATCGAGCGGGCAACGCCTCACAACCTCAGGCAGTTTCGTTACGTCAAGTTTCTAAGGCCGAAATACCGCCGCGACCTGGCGCTCAAAACTTACCCCTACCCGAAACCACACGCGGAAGGCGTAGAAGAAACGACCCCGGCAAACCAGTCGGGAAGTGTTGGTGCGATGCCAACCCTCCGCTCTAATGACGACAGGAGCGCCACCTGATGGCCCGTTACTACCCCGTCTCGCCGTTGTTTTGGTCCGATGACAAGGTCGTCCGATGGGACTCGGAAACGACCCTTCTCGCGATCTACCTGCTTACCTGCGAACACCGCAACCTCGAAGGCCTCTATCGCCTGCCATACGCCTACATTCAGGCGGACCTGGAATGGTCGGAGGCCGAGGTCCGGGACCGGATGACGACCCTCCTTGACGCCGGGTTCGTCCTCTACGACGAGGCGGCCCGGGTCGTCCTGCTCCCGAAGGCCCTGAAGTATCAGGCCCCGAAGTCGGAGAAACAGATTCAGGGGGCGCTAAACGCCCTCCAGGAGGTCCCGGATTCTGACCTATGGCCCGAGTTCGTCGCCGCTGCCGGGGAGTTCGCACCGGCCCTCTATGCGGCCCTCGGCAGTCCCGAAATAACCCTTTCCGAACCCCTTCCGGAACCCCTTCCTAATGGGTATCCGGCGGACTGATGGCGGACGAAATGAATCCCATCCGAAACAACCAAACCAAACCAAACCAAACACAGACCAGACCATCGGGCGCGGGAGGGATGACTAGGTCAAGGGTTCAGGTTTCCCACTCCGATGAATCCGACGGCCTGCCCCCCTGGTCGGAGCGCCGGTCGAAGATCCTCGACTACGTCGCCCGGGTCCTACCCGACGAGCATCAGGGGATGGCAGCCTCCGCCGCCCTGACCCTGAAACTTTCCGGGACGAAACCGACCCCCGAGGCAATCCTCGATCGCCTCCGGTCGCAGGGTCGATCCGCCGAGCAGCTCCGGGCGAAGGGGTGGATGAAATGACCAACCTCCCGGAATGGGTCGACGGCCCGAAGTTCGTCGAGTGGATCGCGAGGGTCCGGCCCGACTATATGGCCGAACTGTCCGACTCGCACCGCCGCGCCCTCCTCCGGTTTAGTCACCCCGGCGCGAAGGGCTCGCTCGGGGCGGTCGACCGGATCTGCGTCGCCCTGTTCCTTCACCTTTCCGAGATCCCGGACGAGGTATGGAGTCACGACGGCCCCGCGAAGGGACGCCGCCTGCCCGACGAGGTTCGCCGGGAGGCCCTGGAGTTGACCGCGCAGGGCCTCGGCCCGACCGAGATCGCCCGCCGCCTCCGGATCACTCACCGGACGGTCACGAAATGGAAACGGAGGGCCGCTAATGGGTAGCCGCCGACCGATGGGGCGCAGGACGAAAACCGGATCGACGCCGGCCGATGCGCCGGACTACGGTTCCGACCCCCTTTACGCCGTATTCCGAAACGGCCGCCGGGTTTACCTGCCCGGGGACCGGCCAGGGGTCCCGATCGAGATCGCCGAGGCGCAGGCCCGGGCGCTCGGGGCCGATGTCGTCGAGGTCTACCCGGGGAGGGATGCCTGATGGCTGCCCCGGTCGTGAACCCCTACGACGGCCCCGCCCTCGTCGATTGGATCGAGACCCGCCCCGAGGCCCGCTACCTCGACGACGGCCTCCGGAGACATCTCCGGCATTGGCGCTCCGGGCATAACCCCGGGGAGCAGGCCGTCGACGCCTTCCTATGCCGCCTCCGGATTCACCTCTCGGAGGTCCCGGCCCATATTGCGCTCGGATGGCCCGAGGGGGCAGTCCGGGGCCTTGACCTCGACTACGAGGCCGACGGGTCCCGGGTCCTTCGGAGGGCGGCGTGAATGTCATCTCCCTCTTTACCGGAGTCGGAGGGTTCGACCTCGGACTCGAACGAGCCGGTCATCGAATCATCGCGCAATGTGAAGCCGACGCCAACGCCCGGAAAGTCCTCCGGCGACACTGGCCCGACGTCCCGATCCACGAAGACGTCTGCGGACTCGACGGCGAATGGCTGGCAAGCGTGGGACTCGCTGAACGATGCGGCGACGGATCTAGTTCCGACAATGGGGCAGAACACCGGAACGGCGACGGGTCGAGCGGGAGTGATCTTTCAGAACCAAAAAGCAGCCGGGTTTTCCGGGGGTCAGGGGTCGGCAGCCGGGGGGATCGGGTTTCGGGAGGGCGAAGCACCGACCCTGAAGGCAGCGGCAAGCGGGAGCAATCAGGTTCCATTGGCGTTGATCTCGTCTGCGGAGGATTCCCCTGCCAGGACCTCTCCGTCGCCGGAAAACGGGCAGGACTCGCCGGGGAACGCTCCGGCCTGTTCTTCGAGGCCGCCCGAATCTCTGACCTTGTTCTCGGGGATGGAGGATGGGTTCTCATTGAGAATGTTCCCGGACTCCTTTCCTCAAATGGGGGAGCTGACTTCGGGATCGTTCTCGCGACGCTGGCCGACCTCGGGTTTCACGACCTCGCCTGGAGAGTGCTGGACAGCCGATACTTCGGAGTGCCACAACGACGGCGGCGCGTTTTCATCCTTGCCCGACGTGCTAGAGGCCGACGTGCCGCCGAGGTTCTACTTGAGCCCGAGGGCGGCGGCGGGAATCATCAGGCGAGCCGAGAAACGAGGGCGCTCGTTGCCTCGGGAACTGGACCGAGCATTGACCGAACTGGCGCGACTCAATCACTCGGCACCCGGTTCGGAAACTCCGGGGCAGACCTCCCCGATGCGGAAGCCGGGTGGCTCGTCGCCGGCGCAACCCTCAGCACAAAATACGGAGAATCCGCAGGACAAGACCTCGGGCAACCCGGAGCCCTCGTCACCGATGGCGGTTTCCGAGAACCAACGGGCCGAGGTCAGGGAGACGCCCTACGCCCGACAACTGACGACCGGGGAAGGGAAGCCGGGTCAGGGCTACCCGACGATCAGGGACGGGCAGACGGTCCGACGCCTGACCCCGACGGAGTGCGAACGACTCCAGGGGTTTCCGGACGGGTGGACGATCCCGTGACGGCCTTCCACGCTAAACAGGACCCGATCACCGGAGAGGGTTTTACCCCGGCACTCGGGGCAACGGCAGCGATCGGCCACAACGGACGCGGCGAGGATCGGGCGACCTGCGCCTACGACCCGAAACCGGACGGCCCCCGGTATGCCCAAATGGGAAACGCCGTCACCGTGAACGTCGCCGAGTGGATCGGTCACCGCCTTCGGGAGTTCGGATGAGGGTCCTGATTACCTCCAACTCGCACCGGCATTATGACCGGACCGGGACCATCACCCGGAAGATCGGCCCGATCGGTGGCCGGACCTATTGGACCGTCCGCCTCGACTCTGGCGGGGTCACGACGGTTTCCGACGGGCAGTTCTCGATCGTGAAGCGGCAGGAGTCCGACCGATGATTGAGATCCTGATCGGAGCCTGCCTGCTATCCGCCGCGATTCTGATCGTGATCCTGATCCTGGCCGAGGGGTCGCGATGACCGTCCGCCGCGACTGGTCCGACGCCCGTCAAAAGATCGAGGACGAGGGCCGGTGCCGCCTCTGCTCGGTGACCGGGGTCAAAATCGACGCCGCGCACGTCCTCGCCCGCCGCTACGACCACCCCCGGGTCGCGGGCTCCTCGACGAAGGTCCTCTACGTTCACCCCGACTCGGTCCTGCCCCTCTGCTCGGACTCGGTCGTCGAGTCGTCAACCGGTCCCGACGGAGTTCCCGAGAACCGCGTCCGGCAAGGTTGCCATACCCGCTACGACGCGGGGGAGGTTTCGATCCTTGCCGTCCTGACCCCTGACGAGCAGCTCCGGGCAGTTCAGGACGCGGGAGGGATCGAACTCGCCCGTCGCCGGATCGACGCTCCGGACTACCGGCGCGAGATCGAGGAGGCGCGGCGGTCGTGACCGATCTCCTCGAACGGGACCGGGAGACCGGTCAGGTCGGCGAGGACGAGGTCGCCGCGATCCTCGGTCGGGCCTGGAGGTGCCAGGTTCGACCCTCGCCGCGTTTCTGCCCCTATGACTTCGAGCTGGACCGCGCCGGCCGGATGGCCGCAATCGTCGAGGTGAAGACCCGGCGATGCTCGCACGACAAATACGACGAGACCTACATCACCCTCGAAAAGTGGTATCGCCTGTTCGACCTTTCCCGAGCCTTAGACCTCCCCGCCTTCTACGTCGTGAACTTCACCGACGAGATCCGATTCATCGACGCGACCCGAATCGACCCCCGGAAGTTCGAGACCTGCGGCCGGACCGACCGGCCATATATGCGCCACGACATCTCGACGAAGATCCTCGTCCCGGTAACAGAAATGGGGAGGGTCGCGAAATGATCCCCCCGCACCTGATCGACCGGGGGATCGAGGCGATCGTCCGACGCCGGGAGGCCGAACTAGGCGTCCGGTTCGTGGTCGTCGACGTAAACGACCCGGAGCCGGTCGGTGCCTCGACCGCGCCCGACGTAGACCGCCGCGATAACCGCGAAGGCGAAGGTCGATAGATCGTGGTCCGACGGATCGGAAAGGTCGACCGAGTAGAGGGCCTGCCCCTGAACGGCCTCGTCGCGGACCCGTCGGGCCTCGTCCAGGGCGCACGATCGGAGGAGGACGCCCTTCTGCCATCGGTCAGGGCCGAGACTAGAACGAATGGTCAGGTCCCCGAGAAACGCGTCGAGTTCCTCCTCGGCCGCGATCACGGCCCGATCGAGGTCGGAGACATCGACCCCGGCACCGATCAGGCGGCGGTCGGCGATCGCCTCCCGGACATCGTCGAAAATGAAGGGCTCCACGATCGACGCCGAGATCACCGCGCCCTCCCCGCAACGGGACCCGCACCGGTAGATCGGCCGGTCGTGCTTAGGGCCTCCGAACCGGTTGCCGACCATCGGGTTCTTACAGTTCTCGCACCGGAGGAGTCCGACCAGGGGCAGCGATTCAGGCCGCCGTTTCGACCGAGCTGGGTCAGGGGCAGCCGCCCGGAAGGTCGCGGGGTCGGTCAGGGGCGGGTGCGAATCGGTCGCGACGAGGTCGCCGTAATGGATCTGCCCGAGGTAGAAACGGTTCGTCAACCATCGCCGGACCTCCGAAGGGGCATAGGGCCGACGGCCCTCGACCGGGACCCGGCTATTCACGAACGCCGCGATCGAGGCGAGGGTATCCCCGGCAGCGGCCCGTCGGAAGACCTCGGTCACGACCGGCCCGGTTTCGGGGTCAGGGATCACGGTCCCGACGGCCGGTTCGTCCCCGGTCATCCGGGCAGCCTCGGCCGGCGTGACCTGATTGGCCCGGGTCGCCGGAGACTTCACCCGCAGATACCCGAACGGGGTCGGCCCGATCGGAGCGCCTCGGGCGACCGCCCGGGACTTCGCCGCCCTCCATCCCGCCTTCGACTGATCGAGGAACAGTTCGGCATTAGCGAGGAACGAGGTCAACATAAACCGGCCCTCCGGGGTCCCGGGACTGATGCGTTCCTGGCAGGAGGCGAAGACCTTCCCCGAGTCGTGGAGTTCACGGATCACCGAGGCACCGTCGGCGACCGACCGGGCGAAACGGTCGATCCGCATAACGACGATGCCATCGAGTCGGCCTGCCCGGATCTCACCGAGGGCAGCCTGAAACCCGGGGCGGTCCAGGGTCCCTCCCGAGTAGTCCTCGTCGGTAAACCATCGGGCGATCGTCCCGCCCATCTCGGCGGCATAGGTCTCGACCGCCTGCCTCTGGAGGTCCGGAGAGATGTATCCTTCGCCCTCGCGACCGCCGACGCGGGAGACGCGGATATACCCGGCGAGTTTCATCCCCTTTATTATGCTCATCTCCACGAATCAGTTCAGGTTCGTCCAATAGACCATACACGGACCGGGAAACCGGCTCGTCATCGTGAATCGAGGGCCGCGTGAACTGGATCGGCGACATCGACGACCCCGAACTTAGGGCCGAGATCCGGGCGGTCCTGGCCCGTCTCGAACTTCTATCTGATGCGTCGGCCGCTACCCCCGGGCGATCGTCCCGGTCCTCGGAGACCCCGATCGGTCCCCCCGGGTTCGCCGGACTATCCGCCCTCGACTGCCCGCCCGAGGACCGCAGCCTTTACGAACATTTCCGGTATCGGTTCGAGAACGCCGTCCGGTCAGGGGCGACTCGGAAAACTCTTTACTTCCTCCTATGGGAGGCAGAAAAGGCCCTACGCCTCCGGATAGTCCGGCCCGAGTCCGACCGGCAGGCCCTAGTCCTGACCCGGGCCGACGAGGACGCCCTGATCCGCCGAGTCCTGACCGACTACGAGGGGCAGCACTCCTACCGGGTTCACCTCGACCTCGACCTTCCGCAGGGATGGATCGAACGGATCAGGGAGCAGGACGGGCGGGAGCCCGAAACCGGTTACCGCCGCCCGAAGTGGAAGGACCTTGACGATCCGATGAAGCGGTCGATCGTCTCCGGCCTCCGGGATCAGGGGAAGACCGTCGAGGAGACCGCCCGATGGCTCGGAGTCTCGACCCGGACCGTCGTCACCTATTCGAGGGCGGCAGCGTAATGACCGATCTCGTCAAGGCCGACCGGCCCGACCTGGCCGCGATGACTCTGAACGAGTTAGCAGCGGAGGCAAACGCGCAACACGCCCGAGTCTTAGCGGCGGCCTCAGAAATGTTTCGTCACGCAATCGCAGTCGGAGCGGCACTAGAGGCAATCCGAGACAAGACCTTAGCCGGCAACTGGGGGAAATGGTGTGAAGACAACCTCGATTTCACCCGCGTAACGGCAAACGTTTATCGGAGGATTTTCTATTATCGCGACTGTCTATCCGAGACCGAAGGTTTGTCAATAGCGCAAGCCGTCGAACAGTTGCGGGGTAAACCGAGGATCGACTCGGGTCCGGTTTATCGCGGACTTCCAACTGAACAAGCGACCCGAGAGGAAATCGCCGACCTACACGCCGCAGGACTAACGCTAACTGAACTGGCGGCCATTTATGGCAGGGATCGCGGAACGATTAGAAGATGGGTCAATCCCGAATACCGCCGGAAAGACAATGAGCGACTTCGGATGCGAAGGGCCGAAAAACGACTTGAGAAACGCAGGCAACTAGAGAGTCGAATCGGACGCACAATCGCCAAACGAAAAGACCCGGTCTCTGACGCCTACTCGATGATCCGCAAACTGACGCAGGTCGTCGATCAAGGCAAGGCCGAAGTCCAGGATCGGGAAGGCAAGGAGGCGCTCCGCAGGGCCGAAGACCTCCTCCATCAGGCCGACGCCGCCATCGTGAAGGCGCTCGGACTGAAATAGCCCGGACGGTTTAGCGGACTATCATCGCGTCCGGACGGTCCGCTATATTAGTTTTCGCGCAACCGCCTTCGGGCTAGTTGCGCCTACGGTCGGGCGCAGCTCCTCTCGGTTGACTTCACACTCCCCGAAGGGGCGCCCGACCTTGCCCCCGTCTCGTCTCCCTGGCCCCCGGACGGGGGAGTCTTCCAACACTCGACTCGCGAGGTCCCCCCGATGCCTTCCTACCCCGCGACCTTTCCGATCCGCGCCCGACAGGGTGCCACCTATCGGCGGGTCTTCACCTGGACAATCGACGGGACCCCGGTCAACCTCTCGGGGTCGACTGCTCGGATGGAGGTCCGGAAAAAGGCCTCCGCCTCGACGGTCGTCCTGACCGCGACCCCCTACATCACCCTCGGGGGATCGGCCGGCACCGTTGACCTGAACATTCCGGCCTCGGTCCTCGCCGCGATCGCGCCCCGGTCCGGCGACTCGTCCTATGTCTACGACCTCGAAATCGTTACCGGTTCGGTCGTCACGACCCTCCTCGCGGGGCGGTTCTTCGTCGCCCCCGAGGTGACGAGGTCGTAATGCCGACCGGACGGATCGAGGTCTCCGAGACCGAGGTCGAAGTAGTAGAGGGGACCGGGCCGGACGTCACGATCGAAGTCGTCGAGCAGGCCGTCGTCATCTCCGAGGCCGTCGTCGGCCTCCAGGGGACCTCCGGCGATAAGCACTACCAGCACGTCCAGTCGACCCCCTCGGCGACGTGGTCAATCACTCATAACCTCGGGAAGCGGCCCTCGGTAACCGTCGTCGATAGCGGCGGCAACGAGTGGATTACGAAAGTCGAACACGTCTCGGATAACGCCCTCGTCATCCGATTCACCGCCCCCTTCTCTGGCAACGCATACCTGAACTAAGGAGCCCCGCCTTATGGCCGTCACCTTCGGAAGCCCGATCGACCTCGGGAAACTCGAACTCCAAAACGCCCGAATACAGAACCTCGCCTCGGCCCCTGCCTCCCCGGTCGAGGGTCAGGTCTACTACAACACGACCGACGATAACCTCTATGTCTACGCCGACTCGAACTGGGTCGACCTCACCGCGCAGGGGGTCACTTACACCGCCGGGTCCGGGATCTCGATCGCCGGGACGACCATCTCGGCCGACACCGGGACCACCTCGGGCAAGGTCGCAGCCGGAGACGACTCCCGGTTCCCCTCGACCGACGAGAAGGCCGCCCTCGCCGGCACCTCCGGATCTCCTTCCACCTCGAACCGCTACGTCACCGACGGGGATAGTCGCCTGACCAACTCCCGGACGCCCTCGGGCGCAGCCGGGGGAGACCTGACCGGCACCTATCCGAACCCGACCATCGGGACCGGGGCGGTCACCTCCTCGAATATCGCGGACGGGACCATCGTCGACGGGGACGTCTCGGCCTCTGCCGGGATCGCGACCTCGAAGATCGCAAACTTCGATACGCAGGTCCGGTCCTCGCGACTCGATCAGATGTCCGCCCCGACCGCCTCGGTGTCCCTGAACTCGCAGAAGATCACCGGCCTATCCGACGGGACCGCAACGACCGACGCGGCAACCGTCGGCCAGGTCCAGGCCTCGGCTAACGGCCTCGACGTCAAACCTTCAGTCAGGGCGGCGACCCTCGGATCAAACATCACGATCGCGACGGCCCTAACTCCTAGCAGTACCCTCGACGGCGTCACCCTCGCCGGAGGCGACCGGGTCCTCGTAAAGGATCAGACCGACCCGATCGAGAACGGGATCTACCTCGTCGGGTCGACCCCCGCCCGGGCCTCCGATGGCCTCTCCGGGGGAGCCTTCGTATTCGTCGAGCAGGGGACCACGAACGCAGACACCGGATGGGTCGTGACCACGAACGGCGCGATCACCCCCGGGACCGATGCGAATGTTTGGGCGGTCTTCTCCCGGGCAGGCGAGCTGATCGCGGGCTCCGGCCTGACAAAGACCGGCGCGACCCTGGCCGTCGATTCATCCGTCGCCCGGACTACCGGCGCCACCTTCACCGGCCCGGTCGAATCGTCTCACGCGACCTCCCCGGCCTACAAGGTCACGACCGGACACGGATCGGGCGCAGCCTTCGACGCGAACTCCGAGGGGAAGATCGTCAACCTCGTCGATCCGACCTCGGCGCAGGACGGCGCGACTAAGGCCTACGTCGACGCGCAGACCGGGGGCGGCACCTACGCTGCCGACATCGGCAACGGGTCGGCGACGACGATCACCGTCTCGCATAACCTCGGGACCCGGGACGTCATCGTCCAGGTCTACCGGACCTCCGGCGACTACGACGAGGTCATCGTCGAGACCCGCAGGACCTCGACGAGCGCGATCGACCTCGTCTTCGCTACCGCTCCGACCTCGAATCAGTATCGGGTGGTCGTCCGGAAGTAATGCGTTATCTCGGGCCGAAATCTGCGAACGAGAACCTCGCGACGCAGGCGGACAAGGTAACCCTTCTGGACTCGCAGACCTTCACCTCGTCGACGACCTATTCGATCCCGACTGGGGCAAAGGTAATCGTCGTCGAGACCGTAGCGGCCGGAGGGTCGGGGGGATCAGGGTCCGGGGCCTCTAACTCCTACGGGGGCGGCGGAGGGGCCGGAGGCGGTATCTACCGCGACGTCCTGACCGGCGACGAGGTATCCGGTTCGGTGACCGTAACCGTCGGGGCCGGAGGAGTAGGACCGAACGGGGCTAACCCGTCGGGGACCGGCTTCCACGGCGTAAGGGGCGGCCTCTCCAGGTTCGGCCCCCTCTACTACATAGGCGGCGGCGGAGGGTTTAACGGCGGGGCATCTACGGGATCGGCCCTCGGCGGCGTAGGGATTACGCAGCAGATAAACCCGGCTACCGGCAGCGGCGGAACCGCCGCACTCGCCGGAGCAGGAGCGGCCGGTTCTAAGGGCTACAAGGCAGCCGGAGGGGGAGGAGCAGGGGGAGGAGTCGCCGCGACTCCGACTACCGCCTTCGTAGGAGGGGCGGGAGGTTCTTACGAGACCGACCCGACGAACATCTTCACAGCGGCCCGGACTGCGGCCGTCGCGACCGGGGGAGGCGGGTCGGCAGGAACGGCCGGGACCGGCGCTACCGGAGGAGCGGGTGGCAACGGATCGACCTCGCAAGGAGGAGGCGGGGGAGGAGGGGGAGCCTCGACCTATTCGGCCGGAGCAGGCGGGAACGGAGGGGTCCCCGGCGGAGCAGGCGGAGGCGGAGGAGCAAGCGCCGGATCGTCAGGAACAACCGCCGGTAAGGGCGGCGACGGAGGCAGGGCCGAGGTAAAGGTCTGGGTCTACGGATGATCTTCCTCGAATACAACGCCGAGACCGGCCTGATCGTGAACGCGATCGTCTACGACGGGACCGATGACTACACCCCGCCCGAAGGCCTCGCCCTCGTCGAGCGTGGGGACTCCGGAGCGTGGATCGGGTGGACCTACGACCCCGAGACCGAGACCTTCACCGCCCCGCCCGAGGAATGACCCTCCAACTATCCCCCTACCGATACCGCCGGCAGATGCCGACCCCCCGACCCTGGCCGACCTGGACCCTAGATCGGGCCGACACTCGGCAGGCGATCTATCACCTGGTCAGGACCGAACCGAGGACGGCGGCAGACATCGCAGGGGATACCGGCCTACCGATCCTCGACGCGGTCGACGAGCTGCGAATCCTCGAAGGGTTCGAGGTCATCCGACACCGGGCCGACGACCTCGGGGTTATCAGGTGGCACCACCGCCCCGGTAATCCGTGGGACCAGAAGGACCCGCCGTTCTAATGCCCCGAACGATCTGTCAAATATGCGCCCGACCTATCCCGTCCGGCTCCCGATGCTCGGATCACCCCCGACCGCTTAGGGGATCGTCGAGGAGGTGGCGAGGCATACGCGCCCGGATACTCGACCGCGATAACCGGATCTGCCGATACTGCGGAGATACCGCTACGCACGTCGACCACGTCGTCCCGGTAGACCGAGGCGGCAGCGATGACCCGACTAACCTCGTCGCGGCCTGCTCCCGGTGTAATACGGCGAAGGGAAACCGGACCCCGGGGGAGTGGAAAGGGCCGACGGTCTAGGGAGTCCAGGGTCGCGATCGGCCCCGAGGACGACCCCGGAGCATACCGAGTTTTTGGGGGGGCCGCTGACGGACAC